CGCAGCTTCACGGCCTGTTCGTGGCTGCAGACCTCGGCAGCACCACGTCTTCGCGCAGTATGTACGAGGACATCGAGACTGGGCTCATCACGCGCATGTCGTGGGGCTTCATGCCTGATTGGGATTCAATCGAGGACGTGTACGACGAGGGTGAAAAGCGTCTCACGTCCACCATTCATAAGGTCGAGCGCATCTACGACGTTTCGAGCGTATCCCTGCCTGCCGACCCAAACACAGAGATTAGCGCGCGTTCCTATTTCGACGGAGCGATCGAGAGGATTGAGGCGGAGCGACTTCAAAGCGTGCTAGAGGCGAAGAGGGCCACCGAGCTTAGACGTAAGCGCATGGAACTCGCAGCCAAGGCAATGCAACTTCGACACTAGGAGGTCAGCGTGAACATCGCAGACTTCACTCCCATGGGCGCCGTCGAGCTGCGCCGCATGGACGGCGAGGCGTACATGTCCCGCCGCGCGGAGGTGCTTGAGCTCTCCGCCAACCTGCCCGAGGACGTCACTATCGAGCAGATGGAGTCCATCGACTCCGAGATGGGCCTGTACAAGGCCGAGGACGAGCACCGCGCCAACGTCGCGGCCCTCAACGCCGAGAAGCGCCAGCTCGTCATCAACGGCGGCGGCAAGACCGTCGAGTCCGTCGCGACCGCCGCAGTCAACACCACGACCGAGGAGGCACCCGCCATGCCGAACCAGGCACGCTCGCTCGGCGAGCACTTCGTCAACTTCGTCCAGCGCGAGGGCCACGGCAAGTCCTTCCACCTCGTCGCCCCCGCGTTCAGCCGCGCCTACAACGACGTGCAGGGCACGCCGAGCAAGCTGAATGTCCCCGAGGCCACTCAGGCCATCACCACCTATGACAAGAACATCGTCGAGGCCGTCCGCGAGTCCATGGGCGTCTTGAACCTCATTGGCCGCGAGGTCATCGAGGGCAACACCCTCGTGTACTTCATCGAGGGCGCGATGGAGGGAACCATCGCCGACTCCATCGCCGAGGGTGCGGCCAAGTCCCGCGTCCACTTCGCCGACCCCACCGCCGTGACCGTGACGCTTGAGAAGATCGCAGCCTACATCAAGGAGTCCGACGAGTACATCAGCGACTACGGCTACCTCGCCAGCGCCATCAACGGTCGCCTTCTCTACGAGCTGAACCTTAAGCGTCAGGCCAAGGTCATCGCCAACCTGCTTGCGACCTCCGGTATCCAGACCATCGGCGCGACCACCGCAATCACCCGCAAGGCCACCGACATCGCCGACGAGATTGCCAACGCAATCGCCGACGTCGTGACCTACTCCGGTCGCACCGCCAATGCCATCGTCATGACCCCCGAGCTGTGGAAGCTCCTCCGCATCGGCAAGGACGGTCAGGACCGCTACTACGGCGGCGGCTACTTCGCGGCCCTGCACGGCGAGAACATCTGGAACCTCCCCATCGTCCTCTCCAACCAGCTCACCGCAGACCACATCGTCGTCGGCGCGTTCGACACCTGCGCCTCCCTCGTCTCCAAGGCCGAGGGCGTCACCGTCGAGGCCGTGAATACGGACAGCGATGACTTTATTAAGAATTTGATGACCGTGAGGGCCGAGTGCCGCGAGAAGCTGGCTGTTCGTCGCCCCGCAGGCTTCGTCGACATTACCGTGGCGGCTTCGTAATGCTGCGCACCTACAAGTGGCGCGGCGTCTTCTGGCGCTTCGAGGACGGCAAGGCACCCGAGGGGGCCGTGCTTGTCGAGATGGCGGTTGGACCCGTCACCGCAGAGACGCCCAAGAAGGCCCCCGCGAAGCGCACGACGCGTGCACGGAAGCCCAAGACACAGGAATAGGTAGGTGGTGGTCATGTCCCTGCTCGAAGACGTGAAGGTCGCGCTGAGGGTGGGGCATGACGCCACCGATTCCGAGATAGCCGACCTCATCGCGGCGGCGGTCTTCGACATTGCCAACAAGGGCATATCGACAGCGTGGCTCGGCACCGACCCGTTCGACCCGTCCTTCTCCATCGAGGACATTGACGAGGGTGCGTTGCCCACCATGGCGAAGCGCGCCATCGTCACCTACGCCAAGGCCAACTACGGCTACGACAACGACGATGCCGAGAGGCTTGGGAAGTCCTACGACTCCATTCTGTGCTCGCTCGGCAACAGCCGTTTCAACGCCGTCTACGACGAGCCCGAGGAGGTGGGCGACGGTGCGCTGGGACTCGGTCATAGTGCTCCGTGACGTCGAGGCCAACATGGTCGTCGACGACGAGGGCAACGAGATAGAGGGCGAGCCCGTGGACACGCAGGTCTTCTGCAACGTCCGCACGGTCGGCCTTGAGACGTGGGCCACTGCCGCCCAGCTCGGTCCCAAGCCAGAGCTGCAGGTCGAGGTCCGCACCATCGACTACCACGGCGAGACGCAGGCCGTCTACCAGGGGCGCGAGTACGACCTGAGCTATTCGAGCGCGCGCGGCGACAACACCATCCTGACCTACGCGACCCATGCGAGGAACGACAATGGGTAAGCATCTGTGGGTGGAGGAGGACCAGTTCGCCGCCGCGCTCGCCGAGATTCTCGGCGACATAGCCGAGGCGTCCGACGAGGCCGTGTTCAAGCTCGTCCACGACTCGCTCGTGGAGGGCCGAGACGAGTGGCGTGGCAACGCCAGCGGCTATGGCTGGAAGTACGGCAGGCACGTCACGTACCGTGCTCTGCGTCAGAAGCACGGCGTCGAGGGCCACATCTTCTCGCGCAAGCCCGGCCTGCCACACCTCCTGGAGAAGGGCCACGCCAAGATTGGCGGTGGCAGCACGCGCGCCTACCCGCACGTCAAGCCCGCCGCAGACTACGCCTTCCAGTTCGCGAGGGAGCATCTGGGCGAGTACATAGCGAGGGAGCTGACATGAGCGCCAAGTCGAACGTGTACGCGGCTCTCACCGCCACGGGCATACCTGGTCGGCAGGACGCCTACCCGGTCGGAAAGGCGCCCACGCCGCCCTTCTTCGTCTATACGGTCGAGTCGGCTGGCGGCTTCGTCGCCGATGGCACCATCTACGCGGGGCTTCCGCGTTTTCACGTCGAGCTGTTCGAGAAGACGTCCAACGCAGAGACCGAGGCGCTTGTCCGTGATGCGATCCTCTCGCTGGGGTGCGTCCCCGACGAGACGGGCATCTGGTCTGAGTCCGAGGTCTGCCACATCGAGCAGTACGACTTCACATATCACAACAGAGAAGAATAGGAGGCCACCATGGCCGAGGTTTCCAAGGTCCATTTCGGACTCTCCAAGGCGTACTACGCCGTCATCACTAACGGCGAGTACGGTGCTCCCGTCGCCCTTCCCGGCGCCGTCAGCCTGACCCTCAACCGCGAGGGCAGCGACCCCGAGAAGTTCTGGGCTGACAACATCGCCTACTTCGTGGCTCCCGCTGTCAACGGCGGCTACACCGGCACCCTCACCCTTGCCAATGTTCCCCAGTCCTTCCTCACCGACGTCCTCGGCGAGGTCGTCGACGACAACGGCATGCAGGTCGAGCTCTCCGATGCCGCGAGCAAGTCCTTCGCCCTCATGTACGAGGTCGAGGGCGACGCAGACCAGAAGCGCTACGTCTTCTTCAACTGCACCGCCCAGCGCGTCGCCGCAGGGGCCAACACCAAGTCTGACTCCACCACCCCCGACACGCAGGACCTTGAGTTCACGGCAATCGGCAAGGACTTCACCCTCGCCGGCAAGACCGAGAACGTGGTCAAGGGCTCCGCGAACACTGCTGATTCCGCGTTCGCTGGCTGGTACACCGCCGTGCCGGCCCCGACCAAGGCGTAGCGGCTGACACACCACGCAAGTTTTGTAGAGACGGCCCCGTAGCGCATCCTGTCACTGCGCTACGGGGCCTCTCGCATACCCACGACACAGACAGGAGTGTTGACAATGCTCATCAGGTACAAGAACGTTGCCGGCAGAGGCGTCCACAACCCGCTTCGATGGGGTGACGGCGACGACGAGCACGTCGCGGTCTGCTCGCTGTACGCTCTCAGGCTCTACGAGCAGACGTTCATGGAGGAGCCCGCGTCGAAGCACCACTCGCTCATCAACGACGTGATGGACACGGGCGACGACGGCGATGGCACGTTCTCGGCGCTCGTCGGCATCGACTGGGACGCCGACATGCGCGCGACGTGGGCGATGCTTCGCGCGGGCGACGTCGCCGGCCTGAATGGCG